CGTCCTCTTGTGACGTTTAATGATCGCACCAAGAGACATGGATATACCTGCCGCTGTTGCCTCACCATTGATAGATCCTGGAATTCCCGCAGAATCTATAGCACCAGTAGCAGTCTGAACCATCTTCTGTAGCTCACCTGCTTGTGCGAATGTAATCTGATTGACCTGACCGAAGTTAAACGGCTGTAAAACCTCAGCAGGGTTACCATTTGTAAGAATGATTTTACCTGCTTTAATCTCAGGTCGTGCTCCGCGAGGAAGTCTAGTTGCGTCCATAGCCATCATAGGATGGACGGTCAAAGCTAGTGCATCAATTCTAGCACGGAGTTCTGCGTCCAAGGCTTTCTGTGAGTTATAACCCTTCTCACATACGCCTCTTCCCCAAAATCGGTTAGGTACTACGTCCCACGGGAACGCAATCACTGGGCGATCCTGCATCATGTACGGGTTCTTCTCGGCTTTCAGCAGAGTACCACCGTTCGCTATTACCACGATTGCCTCAACGTAGTAGGTCTTATCCTCGTCACTTGGTACTAGCTCTTCAACCTCTTCATACAGGTCGTCATTCTCAAGTAAGTGGCGGGGGACTAGACCATAGTACTTGGTAAGACGAACCTTATCTGTAGGTTGCGTGGTAAGTTCGTGGTCTGCATCTAGGTCTATGTCAGGGTACGCATAGTTAAATGGTACGTCCTTATACACGCCTTTCTCTTGCAAAAGCTCTACTTGATGAACTGGAACAAACTCATCAATGGCTACACCTATAGATTCGTCTACACTGGTAGCAACTGGATCAATCAAGAAGTTCTGTGGTTGGATGCTGCGTAGCTTACACACAGTCCTGTCAAACATCTCAACGCCTACTTCTTGTAGCTGACCGTCCATAGTAGGACGCGAAGCAGGACGCATATCTTTTCTTTCTTCGAGGACTAGCTCGGCAATACCTGTTCCGTATACAGCGGCGTTAATCAAACACTCACCCACTGCTTTGCGGACTTTGTTCTTTTTGAAATCTTTTGTTAACTGATCGCGAAGGTACGCTACGTCTTGGGGTTGTTGGTCATCATCCTTAATATCAAAGAACTTGCCACGCCCAAAGGTTGCTTCCTCAATCTCTGCAACCGAAGACTCTACGGCTTGCTGTAGGGCAGGGGAAATAATCTGTGACCGCTCAGAATCTCTGTTACGGTCTTCCGAAGAGAATATCCCGCGCCAGAGACGGTAGTATTCGTCAAACTTGTTTTCGTAGTTTGACTCGTAATGGTCGCGCCACTCGCGGCACTTCTCCATTACCCAAGACTCAAGCGTCTCTTCTATGCCGAATTTATCTTCGTTGCTTTCTAGCATATTAATATCCCGAAACAGAATCTATGACTTCGTATTCATCAATCTCAAAGTCATAAGCGTAGGACACAGTAGCCAACTGATCTATGTAGGCTAGTGCGTCCACCATGTCATCGTGTGTGAGAGCATCAGGGAATTGAAATATCTCGTCCATGAATTGTACGTTCCACTCTCCTTTGTTGAGAGTGCAAACGCCATTCTCGAACCTACCCTGTAATGCCCACATCACACGGTCTGTCTTCTTCTTGTTACCGTGAGTTAATTCCTCTACACGGAAGAAACGCTGATATTTCCTCATGAGATCGGTCAGCGGGGACATGACGGCTTGCCTAGCAATACCCTTCTCTATCCCTACTGATACTGGTTCGTAATCCCTAACAACCTGAAATATCTTCTGGGCAGTCTCATTCAACTCCCAACGTCCGGCTATTATATCACAAACCCACCATCCATATTCGCCGACTTTTACCACAGCGATTGCAGTGTTGTCAAGTTTCTTATTTTTGGTCTTTTTACCTACCTCTTCAAATCCCGCGAGGTCAATGGCGACATAGTAATCACCAGTAGTCGGCTCTTCCTCATCAAACTTTATCCAATCCTCCTTGAACATCTCAGAGCCTCTAGCTTCAAACGAGGCTAGAAACTCCTGACGGAATGCGTAGGAGGACATAGATTTCTTTGCTGCATCAATCTCCGACTTCTCTAGGAGGTTGTTGTCATAACTGGTGAAGTGCCATGCTTTATAGGTCTTGTCTTCGCCTAAACTGGCTAGTTTGTAGAGTTCATAGAAATGATTTCTACCCATTGGTGTGCCTATAAACAAAGCCTCTCCTTTCAGGTCTGTCAACGCAGGTCGGAGTATAAGTTCCCAAACGTCTGCTTTCATGTCTGCGTATTCGTCCATGACCAGAAACTTGAGGCTTACACCACGCATAGTCTCAGGTCTGTCTGCGCCTTTCAAGCTAATAGTTGTCCCGTTGATTAGACGGACTTGCATATTGTTAACGTGGGAGTTTTCTATTACTGGTCGTCCTATCTCTAGGAGCAAGTTCCACATAATGTCTCGTGCTTGGCCTTGGGTTGGTGCGACATAAAACACCTGACCCTTATCGGACTTCAGGGCGTTGACTATCAAAAGGTAGGCCGCAAGACGAGACTTGCCCGTCCTACGACCCGCAGCAACTACCTTGAAACGGGTTGGGTCGTTCCAGACTTCCTTCTGCCAATCAAGGAGACTTATGTTTAGATTCATTACTTTTTCTTCTTAGCCTTCTTCTTTGCTTTCTTGGCTGCTGCCATTCCCGCAGGAGTATAAGGATATTTCTTTCCGTCTACTTGAGGCATAACTTTATTCCTTTACTTATTTTGAATTATTTTTTTCAAGTTCAAGAGCCATTCTATACAAAGAATCTTTCTTTACTTTTGCTTGTCTGGTTGGATCTTTCAAATGATTATCAACAAAATTTTTGTATGATCGCAGCATAGATTCTTTTTTCTTTTGCTGAAAATCATCACGAGCAGCTTGTTTTTTCATTGCTGTATTTTTTTTAATTTGTTGATTTGATGTATTTCTTCGCGATTTATTGTCCATAGTATTCTCCAAATCGAATCATATAAGTGACTTCCATAGCTCGTTGACCTACTTGGGTAGCCCACAGCGAATCTAAAAATTCATCCGCTGCATCCTCGTAATCCCGTACTTCCATAGCTCGTAAAGCCAGTTTGAACTTCCTCAACCTTGATATACCAAGATTGAAGCATAGGTTTATCATAGCATCCTTTCTTACTTGATCGAGGTCTTTATACCACCTAAAGGAGTTATCTAGTTCTTCCTCGCATCTGCGGATGTCATTCTTCAAAAGATAGTAGATTTCGTCATGGGATAAGCCTACGTCATCTAGGTTGCGTCCTACGCCTATTGTTAGGACACCAACAGAGTCTTCGTATGGTTTGGTGCGCAAGCCCTCATGCTTAACCAGTAGATCAATCAATCTGTTCATGGTCAATGACCTCGCCCTCTATGCTCGGCATATCTGTTACGCCAGAGATAGTAATGTTAACCGTTGGTCTGCCGCCCATCTTATCCTTGTCGAATGCACTGACAGGCAAGACCCTATCTATAATCAGCTTCCATGCAGCAGCTTGGTTCTTATGATCGTCATCCATAGCCGCCTTGTATATCGCATTGATTACGGCAGGCGTATCTCTCCTAGCCAAGAACCTCTGCTTCATCTCCTGCATAGCGGAGTGGTCACCCTTGGGTCGTCCTCTGCCCCGCTTCTCTGGGATCAGTTCGGATTTACGGGGTCTACCACGCTTACGCTTTACGGGCAGGTCTTCTGTAGTGTTGTTTGTGTTGTCTTCCATTACATCTTCGTAACTGTTGGTTGATTAAAAGTTAAGCAATTAAACCATGATTTATTATATTACGCCAACATTTAGTCAAATGCGCTATTCGTGCGGGGTGTGGAGGATTTGTGTTTTGCTTTTTTTTCTAATTTGGCCTGCTGCAAATTTGGGGGGCAACTATATGTAACGCGCGCGAGCCAGCCCTCCCCCCGTCTCCGATCTTTTCCCCCTTTGCCTGATTTATCGAGCGAGCGTTCGCTTTATTTCAGAGCTGAGAGAATGCCTTCACTGCCTACTGGGGTCAGAGAGGCAGAGCCAACGGGCAGGGGTGAGGGTCAGCGCAGCAACCAATACAGACCCCCCAATCACCCCGTCACCAGATCACCCGATCAACCCATCACCCAATCACCTACCCATCACCCGATCAGCACTATATAACATTTCCTTATCACCGGATGCCCATAATCACTCAGAAACCTGAATGCCTCTCAGACGCTCAAATTTGCCTTCTGAGCGATTTTAGCGTTACCCCTTGCCGTGGTATTGGTTGCATGCCGATCGTTCAATACAC